AGCACCTTACAAAATAGATGTTTTCTCTCGGGACACGGGAGACTTCATCACAAGTATAGGAGACCGAAGGTATCCCGATTGGTTGTCTATCGTAGAAGACGACGGCTATGCCGTAGCCGAGAGAAGACAATCCCTTTATCACAAGAGACACAAAAAAGATAGTCAGGTTCCAGGTTCAAGGGGATTTTACGCCGCCAATATTCTTTGGTAAGTATGGAGAAACTATAAGAACCGAGGTAATCCTTCACGTCTATACAAAATATCACTTGAACCACCTACACTATAAGTCCTTTGTATCTGTGGAGTGACCCCGTAAAATCTTGATGCGGTTCCCTGTACATTGTAAAATCCATCTCCATACATTCCAGACCCTGTCTTTACCGCATTAGCTACATCCGCATCAGCGGCTCGTGCAGGCAATACCCGTTGTTGTCTGTAAGCATTAAAGTTATTGTATCCAGTGTTTAACAAATTAACAGCTTCTAAATATCGTCGTCTAAGCAATCCTATTACGTCTTCATAGGCTCCTACGGTAAAACGTGTAAAAGGGATACGTTCTAATCTTGCTTCATTCAATTGATGAAGACGAGCAAGTATTTCACTGTCTGTATCTTTTTGTTCATCTGTTTCAGCGGGTTCAAGGCCTGGTAGAGTTCCATCTCTTGCAAGTGCTTGGAACTCTTCTTCTTCCATTTCAGCAATCCGTTGACCACGTTGGACGGCTTGTGTCATATCTTCATCTTCAAACTCTTGTATAGGACGACGGAATGGACGAGGCCGAGGTTTTCCTTTGCCCTTACCAGGAGGTCGGTCCAAACTTGAACCCATTGGTCGGGCAAGTTCTTCGGCGGCTCCAAACATGTATTGAAACATAGTTCCCAATCGTCCTTTTGGTTTTGCCCTTACTCCACGCATAGGTGCAGAAGCAAAAGACCGCTTTGACTGAGTGCTACCGCTTTGTCCCGATTTACTCGATGTTGAACCGCTACTTCGTTTGCTTCCCAAACTAATAGAACCCACTGTGCTAAGATCATCATCTTCATCATCCCATTCACTCAACACAGTCCCAAGTTCTTCATCAGGTTCATTTCCCATCGCAGACATTTCTTCATCGCTAAACTTGGATAAATCAAGACTGTTTAATGCCCTAAGGGCAGACAGGAACTCTTGTGAGCTTTCGTCTTGTACAGCTTTCAAATCACTCATGATACCCAAATCTAAAAAACGCATATTAGGGACTAATCCTTTCGACAATCGCAAGATACGAGCAACTACCTTTGTAGCTAAGATGAGTAATTTAAGTGCCTTGACGGCGGTTTCGGGACTATTAATCGTAGTATATTTTTCACCATCTCCCAAAAACACAACGATTTGTCTGGATAATGCGGTCAAGTCTTCAAATTGAGTAATGAGTAATTTAGCAAGCTCATCCGCTGACCCTCCCGTCGGGTCTGTATCAGGTCTCTCGGTTAGTTTCGCAACTCCGCTTTTCATTGCCTTGATCACACGACGTTTTGCACGGGTCAGGCCCGCTTCCTCTGTCGCTCCTTGATTATAGAGTGGAACCGTAGGCATATATAATAACAATATATATTTTATTGTAATTATAATCTTTTAACCTTCTCTAAATTATTTGTAAAGTCCGTGCTGTTTAACATACTTAGAAGCATCTGTCATCTTCATCCCGTGTTCTTTCATGACTTTCTTGACAATCTCTGCCCGACGTTTTCGGCCGTCCATCGCTCCACCTTTCATTACACCTACGCCAGCCATACCTCCCGACATGACCCCTTTACCACGTTTGACGGGGGCTTTGACCCCTTTGCTACCCAAGTAAGATGACAATGCTTCTTTTCCCATACTAATGACAACATCTTTGATAATAGGTTTCGCCACACTTGCAGCCTCGCCCAGAATAGACCCTACTTTACCCGTAACATCTTTAAAACTAATTCCGCCCTTCATATTCTTTGAACCCTTAGGCCTTCCACGTCGCCCTTTTCCAATAAGTTGTTTTGCGGTTCGGCCGATGTCGTTAATAGAAAACTTTTCATCAAGTATTCCAAGACCAAGTAATTCACGCCCAGTATTTTTTACGTCGTTAATAGAAAACTTACGGTCCAAAATATTACCGCCCTTCTTACGTCCTCGTCCCTTGCCTTTCATTTGACTATCTAACATCATTGAACCATCGGGCATCATGTGACCCTGAGCAGCTTCACACGAAGAACAAGAAGCGGAACCACTCCCCAGAACCTTGTCCATTCCTTTACTTGCTAAGGCTCCAATGACAGCACTCGCAATCGCAGGACCCGCAATACGACCGATACCCATCGCAATCGGTCCAAAAAATCCGCCATCCATCGCACGTTGTTCTACTGCATTGTAGACAGGATACACCGCCATCGTTCCAGGGGTAATCATACGGCTTGGAGCAGCAGACTGGACAAAGGGACTAACCATTCCAGGCGGCCGAAGTCCTCCCGACATGACCCCCGAGCCCGTCACGTACTCACCCATTTCTCTGGACATGGCCCCCGTCAAAGGATGAGACAAATGTGGATGATAACGGATAGTCTTTCGTGAAATAGCCCCATCACTACCTAAAAAGGCACCACCCGTCATTGGATCACCAGACATTTGGTGCATGTTGTTAGGTTCTCCATTGGTATCTCTTTCCATATTGTATTTTCTCAAAGTCTTGACAAGCTGTTCATTGTAAGGGGTATCATAGGCTATGGAGTAGTTTCGTGAAGCCATATAATGTAGTCTTATATATTAATTTTGTAAATGTTTCAAATATAAGGAAATTAACATACTAATGTTGAGTATGTTAATTTTGATAGGGTTCTCTATACTTTTTGTCTGTATAATTTGGCTTTCTTAAAATAAGGATACGATTTGGTTCAAAGTAATAACGAACAGAGCGTAAATCTACGATACTGTCTTCCTTCATAGATTTTAGACAACGTTCCGCTTCTTCTCTTGTTCGCTTACGACACCGCATCACAATTCCTTCTCTTTCAAAATGTATAAAAAATCCATTACCTACGGTAGGAGTGATACTCATTATTATTATTTAAGAATTTATTTGTCTCAGTTTATTTCTAATAGCAAAGCTTGGAAAGTTTAGACTGAGCCATCCCGCCGCTGGACACGCCGCCCCCTGAATGGACCCCCATCCCCGTCATGCGTCGCACCTTCTCAGCCACGTCCCGAACAAAGGGCATTTTTGCAGCCGCCGTAGCAATACGATTGACCATGGACCCGCCCACCATACGCCCATACTGGACCGAAGACACTGGATCAACACTCTCTTCGTTGGTCTTGCTATCAAGCACCATCTGTTTGGTAAGAATACCCGTGTAGATGTTGGACGAACCCGCAATGGTCGTGAAGATACCAGAATTGACACAGATGATACAGATTTCGGGGGTAATGGTTTCGCCTTCGATGTTGGTCACGTTGATGCTAAACTGAAAGTTGTATTGGCCGATAGAACCCGAAGACAAGAAGTCAGGAAGAGACAAATCATAGGCTGGATTGAGAACCAATAGAGAACCAGTAGTCACAACAGCAGTTCCAACACCTGTTGCGTTGTCGGCGTTGTTGGTCGCACCACTGAACTCCGCCCACGACTGTTGTGAGTGGTTATTGACTGAGATACGCCACAAGTCCTGAGCGGTAGCAGATGAGAGAAGACCCGAAGTGTTATTAAGATTGACACTAATGCTATTAATTTTCAAGAAAGTAGAGCTATCCCTAACGTTCTGTGTTGACATGGGTTTACGAACCGAGATAATGAAATAATCTGGAAGCTGGTTAATCTGGATGTTCTGGCTGTTCAGGGTAGCAGAGGTACCATTCACAAGCGGACCCGTGGAGGATTGAAGGGACAGATACCGAGGAAGGTCCATGTAGGGGACAATGTTACGGGCTGAGATAAGATCCGTTGGCTGAGTAGAGAGAAAGTTCAAGAGAAGACGAGTGTTGGTAAAAGGATTGGCCTGGACTGAGGTTCCAAGGGAAACCGAGTAGTTGGTAGCAGTAGAGGCAGTAGAGAAGAAGCGTTTGCAGGAACTGTCAATGTTGAACACAAAAGACATCGCATTGATACCCACAAGACCCTGTTTGTTGTAGGCTGCATCTCCATAGACAAATGGAGAAAGACCCAGAAGAGGCTCCGTCACTGTAATCACACCCGTAATCACGAAACTATCCAACACGTTGGTAGACACGGGGGAGGCATCTGTTCCACCCGCGGTAATGTTGTGAAGAAGAACCAAGTTCTGTACAGGGTAAGCACCACGAGGATAGAGGTCGCCATCGTAAGACTGGTCGCTCCAATCTCCCAAAGGGTTGTTCGACCCGCCTACACCCGCCGAGAACTGCTTATAGGCTTGGTCAGGGAGAACTGGACACATGCCGTTATAGCGGTAAAGCTCACGGTTGTTGTTCAGGCGGAGAATGGAAGGCAACACGTCTTGAAGATTAACCGACACATTGGTGTTGTTAATCTGTGAAGAAGCGGTCGTAAAGAGTGAGTTGAGGGGGAATGCCTGAAATGCGTCCGTGTCTCCATAGTTGAAGGCGGTATCTCCAATTGTTACACCTGAGATGGTAATGGTAAAGGCAATATCCGTCTGGATGAGCACTTCACGGGAGACCACAATGTTCTCACTCGGGATTTGAACGTTAAAGGTCATGGACGAGCTGGAAGTGGAAACCGCCGAGAACTGCTGGTAGGTATTGGACGAAGCACCTGAGAGAACGGCATAGGACAGCTGGTCTGTAATGTCGGCAATTCGGGCATCCTTGATGAGAACGGTCTTGAAGTCGGCACTCATTATATACTATCCAAATATATTATTTTGTTTAAAACATATTCTAAAACCCTTAACGTCCCTTCTCTTCTATTTTTAAGTCGCTATGAGGATATTTCTTCTCAAACAAGAACTTAATCGTAGCAGTTGAGCCTGATGCAAGAAGAAAGGGATTGAGCTGTCCTAATTTGTCTCGCCAATAGACGTTGATGTCGATGTTGGTTAGAGGAGTGTTACCCGTCATGTCAATCCGCCTATACTCGGCCGTTGGAGTGTAAAGGACATTTGGCTTATATACTTGTTGATTGGTTTGAAAGTCTGTAATGATTTGAGCAAAGTTTGCGTTATTTCCTATACCTGTGCTGGTCTGTCCGTTGTTAAAGATAAGCGGTGCAGAAAGTTGATTACTAATAATGGGTAGAGTGTTCGATGTAAAGACAATAGAGGCCACAGGGGTCCATGTGTCAATCGTGCTAAACTCTTGGAACATTTGCGTATAGATGGTTGGTACAACAGGGAGGACAGGATTGGTAGGCAAACTAATCGTATTAATGCCTTGGTAATCCGCCACGAGGATTTGATGGTTTCTGCCTAAGGTTATTCCTACATTTCCAAAGTTTAGAGCGGGGAAAGAGTTGAACAATGCAAAAAGGGGAGGGTTCATGTATATCTTTACTCGTGCTACGTTTGATTGGTTAAAGTAATCTTCTTGTGCTTGTAAAATAGCCTTAGAAGAGGTCACGTCCCAAGTGAGAATAGGCTGTTTAGCCGTAGCAAGAGGACCAATTGCCCCACCCGTGGCCACGATCAAAGCAGTCATCGCATCAATGAAAGCCTTGTTGATAAGTTCTAAGAAAAATTGAAACTGATAACAGTAATAGTATTCCGTA